ATGTTATCCAGTTGCCAATCTGTTCGCCTGCCGCTGAAGTCACAAGCGTTCCCGCGAGTTCCCCACCAGCGCTGCTAAGCATGTTAAAGAGTCCTGCTTTAGAGAGCTGAGACAGTACTCCACCTTCTCCGCCTCCGCCGCTGCTTCCCATACGCGCATCTGCCTTCGACATCGCCCCCGTAAGATTGTCCATATCGCGCTGAGTGCTTCTTATGGATTTCGATACAGCATCGAGATTGGCCTTCACGTTATCGTAGTTCATTTCAGCCGCCATATAAGCCGCCCGCGATTCAGCATCACCAAGTTCAAGGAATCTCTTTTTTGCTTCCGCAAGTTCCTTTTTAGTCTGCGTAAGGTCAACTTTAAGCTGAATTTTACTTTTATTCAGATTGTCAAGGTCTTTTTGCATCGCTTTAAGGTCTTTGCGGAATGCGGTCTGCGTTTTCTGCATTTTCATAATAGCTTCGGAGTAGTTATCCTTAGCCGTTATCATTATGCTTACATCTGCTCGTGCCGCCATGGGCTTATTTGCTCCTTTCTAATATCTCATCCACAAATGCCCGCAGCATTATCTTTTCGCCCGTTGGCATATCATAATACTGCCCCGGAAGTATGTTATGCGTGTGGAATAGATACAACATAAACTCAAATTCCGGGGTATTCCTCAGTTTTTTCTTATATTCTTTATGCTTTCCTCGCCAAATCCGCTAAGGTCCGTTATGGCATTATATAGGTTTATAACCTCGCCCGGCAAAAATAGTGCATTAACGACCTCAACAGGCGTAAGTCTTGCACTTCGGCTTGCAGGTTTAAGCATATCCGCAATGCGTATATCCACTAATTCCGGGTCAATAGTGGCCTTCAATATCACATGCGCCCTAAAATCATCCTTTGGCAGCTCGTCAAATTCTCTTGCCGTCAATGCACGTATACGAACTACAAACGATTCGCCTGCCATTTCCGTAAGCCGTGACACCTCTACTTCCGCTGTAGGTATTTCAGTCAACTTTTTGCCGCATCCAAGCAGCATATCAATGCTATCCATATTTTTTACCTTTCTGTAATAGTGTCTACCAGCTCATAATCCTCAAACGCAAAAGGCGCCTCAACCTTGCCTATCTCGCCTACCTTCCAGTCGGCAAGAGTAAGGTCGTCAAATGTTACTCCGCTCAACACTATTCGTTCTGCTCCATACGCATCGGGGTCGTCAAGTTTGCTGATTATAGTAAATGCCGGGTCTGTTCCAGCCTTTACCTTGCTAAGAGCTTCCGCCATGCGAGATGTTACCTTATACATGCTAAGGCTTCCCGTACCCTCTATACTCATCAACTTTCGACCACTGGTCAGCTTTCTGCATTGCCTTATCTGTTCACGGTTGAATGATACTTTGGCCTGCAATCCATCCGCCTCGGCTACATATACACCGTCAAGCCATACTTCGCCCCAAGTTCCCGATATTATTCTGCTTGCTTTATCCATATTATCCTCCTGTTAAAACTCCATATTGATTGCCACGTCCTCTATCGCGTCCAGCATGCGTATGCTTCCGTGTATAAATACCTGTTCATCAGTATCAGCCGTCTTTATTTCGTCATCCGTCATATCCGCAACATTATCGCCGCGCGCCTTCAGATAAGCCCTCTGAGCGTCAATGTCTATCTCCATAGTAGATTTGCCGGATTGCAGTATTCCCTCTGCCTCGAGTTCTTTCAGATAAGCAAGATACGCAGATATAAGCACAACCTTGTTATCATAGCTGTTAGCAAGTTTACCTATATAATTATCCTGCGTAAGTACGCGCAGATCGCGCTTGATTATGTCAAGCGTCTCACTTAGCTTTATCTTTTTGAGCAGTTTACTCTTGTTCGTGGTAGTTGTAAGCGAAGTTATACCACGCCCAAGTTTCACCTTTACGCCGTCATGCACAAGTATCAACTTGCCCGCATTTATAGCCGTATTCGCTTCTTCCTTTGACATGCGTTTAACGTCTGACACTTCAGGCAATATTGTGTTTGTAATTGACTGTTTCAGCGGCGTACCCGCGATTATCCCGGCGATTCGGCTACAAAACGCCTCAGTATCATAAGTTGTGCTGCCAACCTTTATATCTTCAGCGGCAAAGTTCACTATGCTTTCGCTGTCCGCAGCTACATTCGGCAGGACCGCCTTATATATCTTATCGTAATCTGCACGCTGCGTTGCTATCCACGTCTTTATGGTAGCCGCATCAGCAGTTGACAAGTCCGGGTCACCAACAATCCAATCAAAATCGTACAGCGCAAGACTTGCAAGCGCCGTTGCCATTGTGGTACTGGCCGTTTTAACCAAAACTATTATCTTTGCAGGGCGATTCACATTGCCGGTTAAGGTGCGCGCTATGTATGCCTTGTTATTTACGCCCAAGCCCTCGGGTATATCCGCTTCCGCTGCAATATGATATATGCCGGCCGTATTGCTTCCGGCATCAGTAAGCACCATCGCCACTATGCCCTGCCCCGCACGACGGCTCACGGCTCGTGCCGCCGAAGTAAACGTTATTGTAATACTCGGTAATCCACTCATTTCTTTCTATCCTCCAAATTTGTTTTAACAACCCGCATCAAGTCGTATTCCTTTTCGCTCTTGTTTCGCGCTGTAGTATATATCGCATCCACAGTTATATATGCATAATCCGCTTGTATCTCGCCGGTCTGTACATTCAGCTCAACCGCCCTATCGCCCGTGCGTATATATCCATCATCAATCACCTGCATCACTTTCCCCATAAGAGTATTAAGGTCTGACTCCGTACAATAACCATAGTCATCCTTTACGGCAAAGCAATTTATCTTGATTTTGGCCTTATTCTGCATCGTTTTGCACGTTATAGCAGTTCTCGATACCGATTGCAGCGAAATATATAGCGATGGACGTTCAAAGTCCTGCGGCATTTCTTCGGTATATACCTCTTTACAGTCAGCGCATGCAACTTTAAGCACGTTTTTTAATGCGCTAATTATATCATTCGTTTTTATCATACTTTCTTCCCGACAATTCGCCCGGCCATTTCATTCACAAACGCTTCACCAAGCCTTGCAAGCTTTTCGGATAAATCACGCTTAGACGCCTGATAGAAATATCGTCCATCAACATATGCTACGCTTATTTTTCTTTTTCTATTGGTGGTTGATGGACGTATGCGGTGGCCACTATTTACATAATTCGTAATGGCGCCCGGACTATTTTTGCCCACAATGCCCTTCTCAGCACGCACGGCCGCATATCCGCCACCGCTACCGACATATTTGCTCTGCCATCGCTGCAAATTGCCCGTATGCCGCTGTGTGCTTCGGGATACCTCTTGCATTACAGCATTATATGCGACATCACCCATTTGCTCGTGTAGCTTTCGCCGCATGTTTGGTGCATCTTTTAGCAATTTGTCTATTCTTTTGCCAATTCTCGCGAGTTCTCCTTCGTCTATGCTCTGCATTATGCGTCCCCCGTCCAGTAAACTTCGTATGCATTATGTGTTTTCTCCATCATATGACATTCCTGCACACTGAAACGTTTGTCCATAGCCGCTACTATATCACCCGTTCTAAGCGCTACCGTCTTCGGTGTTATAAGCAGCAGCCCTACATTCTGTCCGGCATACGGCGTATTATGTTCAAATCGCACATATTTTTCGGCAAATATCCCGTAAAAAGTGCCTGTATCCACGCCTTGACGGCGCAATATGCATTCCACCGGTGCAAGTTTAGCTACGGATAGCATAATGCAATTCGACCGTGGGCTTGTTTCAAACGTGGTTATCATGCAATGTTCGCCCTCAATTTCCAACGCTGACTCAAGCCCCACAAGTCCGTTTTTGCGTATAGTAACTTTGTACCCATCCGAACCGGCAGCAAAGGCCGAATATACTATTTTTGCCGTGTATTCAACCTTTGCCCACAACCGTCCCGTCTCTCGCCATACACCGTTTTCGTACTTTAATACGGATATAAGCCTATCCATCTTGCCCGGGTCAATAATCATATCAGGTTCCTCGCATGCATATCCAATATGCTGCATACAACGCGGTTGGCTGCCGTACCGTCAGCAACATAAGCGCGGTTGTCATATGCATCTTGGCAGAGCACCATAAACGCAAGATATATGTCTTCATAATCATCCAGTGTTTCGCCTTCGCCTGATTGCGGTATACCCGTATAGCTTGATATATACGCCTTGGCGGCCGCCATGGACGCATGCAAATGGTCATAATCACATGGCGCACCTTCAAGACGCAGATAACTAACTACATCGTCCGCAGTTATTTCACTCAGCTTCATAGCCAATTAAGCAGACTTCATTACCAGAGTCGCAAGCCGCCTATTATCCGATACCTTAGCATCGAACTCGAACCAGCCCACCACGCCGATAGCATGCTGGGTAGCATACTTCTCACGCAGCACCTCAATGGAAATATCTTCACGTATATTTACGCTCAGGCCGCTGTAATCGCCGTAAAGTATAGCTTTGCTGCTCGCCGCCATGGCAGGCATATTGTCAGAAAGGTATACGGGCTTGCCAAGCAGACGATACGGGAACTCACCCGAAAAATCATCCTGAAGCAAATAGCGGTTCTGACCGTCCTTCAGTTTCTTTATCGCCGTAAAAGTATCGGGGTGCATAGTCCAGCAAGCATTGCGTTGATACCTCTGTTTCACCTTGGCCTGCAGAGTTATAAGCTCATCCGCAGTC